GTCGAAGATATATGAAATGTGAAATCTGAAGTCAAAAGCACCTTTTTAATCAACTAATAAATTCACCACAATGCACCTTTTTATATCCATGTAAAAGTTATATGGTTTTCTCATGGAAGATATATTAGAAAACGAAACATTTAAAGCACCAAGTGTCGATCCTGAATTTAATAGGTATTGGGATTTATTTATTGGAGACGTGACTGCCAGGGAAAACTTCAAACCAGGGCATCTTGAGCAACTTGCTATACTATGTCGAATGTACATGGAATTTTACGCGCTGTCAAAACAGATAGATGAGAGAGGTGCTGTTTATGAAAACGACTCACCAAGGTACGGCATAACAATAAAAGTTCACCCAGCAACAACAATTCGTGACAAGACAATTGCTGAGATACGTCATTTTAGTAAGATGCTAGGGTTAATTCTCGTAAAAGATAGTGAAATGAAAGATAAACCTAAAAAAAGCGAGTGGGATTAGCATGGAAAAAATGACACCTCAACAAATCTACAATGCGATGCCAGCTGAAACAAAAGTGCAATTACTTGAGCCAAAAATGGCTATACTTATTTCAATGGCCAAAGATATTCATTTAAACATTTTAAATTTTGGTTTGATGAAAAAAGGATCAATGGCGCATGAGGATTTCTACAAAAAGTATTACCAGATTTTTCCTCAAGATAAAAAATAATGAAAGTACTAATCGCTTGTGAGCAATGGGGTGGTTTAGTTGAGTAGGTTTTCAAAAGAAAAATATCCACTTTCTTACTCTGGCTACAAGTACGCAGAGGACATAATTAACAATGTAATACCTAGTTGCTGGCAAATAAGGTCTTCTTGTGAGAGATTTTTCAGAGACATAGAAAATGAAAAGTTCATATTAGACCTTGATAAAGCGGAAAGAGCAAACAGGTTAATACAAAAATATCCTCACATAAAAGGGCCATTAGCAAATACTCCAATGATATTTGAGCCATGGCAAAACTTTATATATTTAAATGTGTTTGGATTCATACTTAAATCAACTGGGTTTAGAAGATTCACAAAAGTATTTGTGTTATGTAGCAGAAAAAATGGAAAAACAGCAGTTTCATCTGGTCTTGGTCTATACATGATGACTCTTGACGGTGAGCAAGGAGCTGAAATATACAGTTTGGCAGGTAAAAAGGATCAAGCAAGAATAGTATTCGACTCTGCCAGGGAACAAGCAAAAAGATCTGAAGAGTTTTTAAAACATACTGGCACAGAAGTTTTTAGGCATCACATAGAGCATGACAAGACCGCATCTGTTTATAAGCCTCTAGCAAGTGACTCAAACTCACTCGATGGTTTAGGGCCACATCTTGTTATTTTCGATGAAGTACACTCGTTTAAAGACAGAAATCTTTATGGAGTAATGGAAACGGCCGTTGGTGCAAGAAAACAGCCTTTGTTGTGGGCTATATCAACAGCAGGTTTTGACGACACTGGAATTTGTCACGAGCTTCAAGTTGATTTAGAGAAAATATTAAAAAGAGAATACGAAGATGATTCTCAGTTTGGGATGATATATACGATAGAAAAAGACGATGACTTTAGGGATAAAAAATGTTGGATCAAGGCTAATCCAAACTTGAACGTATCCTTATCTGAAGAGTACATTCAAGGGATGGTTGACAAGGCCATAAGACAACCAGGAAATAAGAACAATGTTTTAACTAAGCACTTTAATGTTTGGTGTACAGCAAGTGAAAATTTATTTGATATGGCCGCATACGACAGGTGTGAAGATAAAACATTAGACATAAAAAACTTTTTTGGTGAAAACTGTTTTACCGGAGTAGATCTTTCATCAAAGGTAGATTTAACAGCATTTGCGCATGTGTTTAAAAAAGATGGGCATTACTATGCTTTTTCTGATCCATTTCTTCCTGAAGCAGCAATAGCAAATTCAATGAACGCTTCGTATGAGGCATGGGTTGAGGAAGGTTGGTTAAACGCAACAAAAGGCGAGGCTATAAATTATGATGAGCTTGAAAAATACTTAATAGAAAAGAGTAGTTCATTTAAGATTAAAGATGCAATGTATGATCCATGGTCTGCTAACCAGTTCGCACAAAATATGTCAAAGAAAAGAATAGAAATGTGCGAGTTTAGAATGAATACAGCAAACGTTAGTGAGCCTCTTAAGTTTTTAGATGCAATAATAAGAGAGGGTAAGTTTCATCACAATGGAAGTCCTATCATGAGGTGGTGTTTCTCAAACGTAGTGGCCAAGGAAGATAACAATGGAAACATATATTTTAGGAAGGCTCATGAGAAATTCAAGATAGATATTGTGGTATCTATTGTTATGGCCATTGCTGGTTGGGTAAACGAAGAAAACGATGATTCAATATATAAAGAAAGAGGAATGGTGTTTATATGATAATTTTAAAAATAATAATCGCAGTATTTTGGGCAATTATTTGTCTACCTTTAGCAGTGGTAATTTTCTACGTAATTGAGTCTTATGAGCTGGCTAAAATTTTTTCTAGTTGGATCGAGGATATTCTGAGACAATAGTCTAAGTTTCACCCCACCATTCACTCCTGGGATGAAATTTTATCCTTCAGGGTGTGCTATGGATGGCTATCCCTGCCGTTCATACTTTATAATTTGCCAACGCACAATAATTTCCTTACACTTTTATTGATGTAAGGAGTTTTTTATTTATGTTTAAAGTTATCAGTGACTTTCCTAATTACATGATAGATATGGACGGGAATGTTTATAATAGTAAAATGATAAAAAGAAAAGATCAACCAAACAAGGATGGGTATAGATGCGTAACCTTGTATGATAAAGGTTATAGTCAAAGCAGGACTATCCATTCTCTTGTGCTTGAAACGTATGGTTACAGGTATGGAAATAAGTGCGCTGTCGGTATCAATAATGGGCAAGCTGTTTTGACAGAAGATAATGTTTTAGAAATAAAGAAAATGCTAAAAAATAGCAAGCTTCCACAATGGAAGATAGGTGAAAAGTTTAAAATAGACCAAAGTACTGTTTCTAATATAAAAACAGGTAAGTTATGGAGTCATATATGTTTAACATAAAAAGTATAAGCGGTAATCCAATGGATTTCAGAATTAAAGCAAAGACCTCAACAAAAGCTGAGATGTTTATGTATGGAGATGTTTCTGAGTATGACATATCTGCAAATGCAGTTGCTTTAGCTATGAAAGATCTTGATTCAAAAATAAACGAGATAGATATAAGACTTATGTCTGGTGGTGGCGATGTTTTTCAAGGAATTGCCATATATAACATACTGAAAAGATCAGAAAAGAAAATAAACATATACATAGATGGTTTGGCAGGATCAATTGCTTCTATAATTATGTTAGCAGGTGATGAAGTTATTATAGGTGAAGGATCTCAGGTTTTCATACATAAACCATGGGCATTTAAAGCTGGAAATTCTAACGAGCTTCAAGAAATGATTGACCAACTGGATAGAGTTGAAAATGAAATGCTTAAGATATATTCAAGTAAGATGAGCGTAACAAACACACAAATAATAAAAATGATGTCAGATGAAACTTGGTTTAATGATGATGAAGCAATTGAGTTTGGTCTTGTTGACAGGAAGATAGCAGCAAGTACAGATATGAATATTGCTGCTGCTGTTAGGAACTGTGATTGGGTTAAGAAGAAAGAGCTTGCAAAAGCGAATCTTGAGTTTAAAAATAAGATTCAAGATAATATTAATAAATTTGACGATGTTTTAGCTCGCAAGTAAGCGCAGCAACTCGTTTGTAAATTTTTTGTTGTATTTTTAAAGGAGAAAAAAATGGACAAACTAAAGAAAAGACTTGCAGAGATTGTTGCATCTTTAAAAGAGTTTCAAGCTCTTGAAGGGTTAACTGTTGAGCAAACAGAATCAGTAAAAGCTTTAACGGGTGAAGCAAATGAAATCAACACTCAAATCGAAGCTAAAATCAGCATGGAAAATGTTTTAAATTTTTCTAACGAGCCAGTTCAAAAAGTTAAGCCACAAACTAATGCTTCATCTGCTGGAACTCCAAGAGTTATGGAAAATGGTAATCACGGTTTTAATAACATCGGTGATTTCTTCATGGCCATTAAAAGTGATCCTAGAGGCGTTAAAAATGAAAACCTTAAAGTACTTGCTTCTCAAAAAGAGAAAGTTGGTGAAGATGGTGGTTTTTTAGTTCCAGACGAAATGCTTGGAAGTGTAGAGAAGAAAATTAATGGTGATGAAAGTTTACTTTCAAGATGTCGTCAATTAAAAACAAAAGGTAACAGAATTACTGTTCCTGTTGATGAAACTGCACCTTGGTCTGGAAACGGATCTAACTTTGACGCTTATTGGGTTGGAGAAGAAAAAACATCTAATGAATCTCAAAAGAAATTAGGTGAAGCTGATATTAAACTTAATAAACTAATGGCAAAAATTAGTGTTACTGATGAAATGCTTGAAGATGCACCACTTATTGAATCAATGATTATGAGTGATGTACCAGAAGTTATTATGGCCAGAATTAATAATGCAATCATTTCTGGATCGGGTGTAAAAATGCCTCAAGGTATTTTAAACTCTGGTTTTGGTTATGAAGTTGCAAAAGAGGGTGGACAAGCTGCTGATACACTTGTTTTTGAAAACCTTAAAAAACTTTATACTCACGCACTTCCAAGAGCTAAGAAAAACGGAGTATTTATTTATAACGTAGCTTGTGAAGAGGAATTAATTGGTATGCAACTTGGAACTGATCCTTCAAGTCCATCAGTTTATTTGCCAAATAACTCTATCGCTGGTGCTCCTTTTGGAACGCTTTGGGGTAAATCAGTATTCCCAATGGCCGGTGCTATGCCAGCTCTAGGTGATGCTGGAGATATTATGTTTGTTGACCTTTCTTACTACTATGCTGCAATTAAAGCTGGTGGAATTAAGAGAAGAATTTCTGTTCACGCTTTATGGGATGAAGATAAAACTTCTTATAAATTCTCATTTAGAATGGGTGGTCAATGTCCATTTACTCAACCTGCTGAGTCTGAATTTGGTAATTACAAGTTATCTGGTTTACTTAGACTTCAAGCAAGAGCTTAATTAATAGGAGAATAAAATGAAATTACTTTCGGAAGAAATAAGAGTAAAAAATGCAGGTATCTTAGGTGATACTGCTGGTGGTGTAGAAACTGATAGACTTTTCCTTGGAGATTCTAATAAGGTTTCAATCATCGTTAAATTAGCTGTTAGAGCTGGTACAACTTTTTCAATGACTTTAAGACAACACACACTTGCTGCTGCAGGTACAAGTGCTGACTTAATTTCAACTGTTCCTGTTTATCACAAAGCTGACGTTGATGCTGACTTTACAAGACTTGACGTAACAACTGCTGCAAACGCAATTGCTACTCTTGACACTGTTGCTGGTCATGTTGTTGTTGAAGTTTGTCAAGATGATTTAGCTGATGGTTTTGATTATATTTCTCTAGTACTTGCTGCACCTGGTGCTGCTCGTGTTGGATGTGTTGATTATATGATCGATACTAAGAACAAACCTGCTTACAAATCTTAATTTAAGATAAAGTATGGCCCCTTGTAATGAGGGGCTTTATTTTTAGGATGACGCTATGAAAAACAAAGTTAGTGAGTTATTTTTTAATTACGCAATAGATTTCAAGGGAAAAAGTTACAAAAAAGGCTATGCCTACAAACTTAATATGAATGATGTTGATATTAAGACTCTACTTAGAATGGGTTGTATTTATGCTGCAAAAGATGCAAAATATTACCAAGAGCCAAAAATAGAGATTAAGCCTGTTGAGAAAACTGTAATCCAGGAAGTAAAAGAAAATGTCGATAATAAAACTATTGAGCCAGCAAAGGTACAAACAAGACCAGCCTTTAACGCAAACAACGTTAAATAGTTTTGTTTATGGTAATTCGATAAATGACAGTACTTCACTAGAGGTTGCTGCTTTTTATAGAGGTTTATTTTTTATCTCTTCTCAAGTTGCCAAAATGCCATGGGATATAAAAACTTTTGATAACAAAGTTGTTAACAATAATAACGATGTTTATGATCTTTTAAATATTTCACCAAATGATGATATGAGTGCTTTTAACTGGAAGGTTTTATGTACTCAAATTGCTATTTTGCAAGGTAATTGTTTTAACGAAATAGTTCGCACAAGATCTGGTAAAATTCACTCAATAATTCCAATGCTAAATTACGATGTATGCATGGTTAGAGATGGTGCTGGTAAATTATTTTATCAAATATCTAATACTAACGATGAATCTGAGTCAGTTGTTTATTTAAGAAAAGATGAAGTTCTTCATTTTAGAAATATTCATACTGAAGATGGCATAAATGGAATGTCTTTAATAAACCATGCAAGTAAGTCACTTGGACTCGCGGCCGGTGCAGATAGAATGGCCGGAAATATATTTGGTAACGGTGGTCTTCCTTCGGGTGTTCTAGAGACTGAAAGAGTATTAAGTCCAGAGGTTATAGAAAGATTAAAAGTTGAATGGAAAAATAAGTTTGGTGGTAATAAATCTGGTGGCGTTGCTGTATTAGAAGAGGGAATGAAGTTTAATCCGTTAAATTTTGCCCCTGATGTTTTACAGTTTCTTGATTCTAGAAAATATTCTGTCTTAGAGATAGCAAGATTCTTAGGTGTTCCACCATCTAAATTATATGTATTAGAAGCTCAAAGTTATAACAATATTGAACACTCAAACTTAGAAGTATCAAATGATACCATCGACGTTTGGGCCAAAAACTTTGAGGGCGAAGTTAATATGAAACTTTTAAACAGTAAGGTTTCGAAACTAAAAAGTGACATGGATCTCTACGCAATTAATAGAGGCGACATGGATAAGAGATCATCTTATTTTCAAAAGATGATTGGAAGTGGTGCAATGTCTCCTAACGAGATAAGAAGAAAGGAAGGGATGGCCATATATGAAGGTGGTGATGAATATTACATCTCAACAAATAACCTAACTCCAATTTCAAGACAAGATGAAATCATTGACTCTCAGATAAAACAAAAAGATACTGTAGATAAAAATAGTAAAGCCGATGATGATTTAAAAGCAGCTTTGGCCAAGAAAATTAACAAAAAATAACTAAACTCGTTATACACGCAGTAGGTTAAATGGATTTAAAAGAGATATATGCTCTAGTCGATTACTTAGTCGAGGAGAAGCTAAGCCAAGTAAATTTACCAAGTGGTCTTAAAGGAAGTCGAGGGCCTAGAGGTTTTGACGGTAAAGACTTTTCTTGGGATGAAAACCAAAGCGAAATACTAAAACACATAAGAAATAATTCCATAACATTTGAAAAGTTAACACCAGAGCAAGTAGAGTCTATTCGCGGTAAAGATGGTGAGCCAGGATTGCGTGGCTTAAAAGGTCGAGATGGTAAAGACTTTAATTGGGACGAACATAAGAAAGAGATATTAACTAGAGTTGATTCAACAAAATTAAAATTTTCAGATTTAAGTACAGAGGAAAAAGAATCATTAAAAGGATCTCGTGGTTTTAGAGGTCAAAAAGGTGCTCCAGGAAAAAGGGGTATTGACGGTAAGGATGGGCTTGATGGAAGTTCATTTAATTGGGACGATCACGTAGATGAAGTTTCAAAAATAATTAAATCAAATAAACTAAAACTATCAAAAGAAGAAATAGAATCACTTAGAGGTGAGCAAGGTATTAAAGGGCCAAAGGGTGTGGCCGGAAAAGATGGTATAGATGGACAAAACTTTGTTTGGAACGATCACAAAGAAAAAATATTTAATAAAATAGAATCACATAAATTAAAATTTTCTGACTTAAGTGAAAAAGAAGTCGAATCATTAAAAGGTGCCAGAGGTTATCGCGGTCAAAAAGGTGCGCGTGGTAGTGATGGACAAAAAGGTATTGACGGTAAAGATGGTGCTGTTGGTAAGTCTGGAGTTCCAGGAATACAAGGTCTTCAGGGTTTTGCTGGGCGAGATGGAAGATCTGGGCTAGATGGACTTGATGGTGAAGACGCTCCAACAATAATAGATATTCAACTAAGAGAAGATAGGGGTACTTTTTATTTTGTATTCTATTTTAGTAATGGATCAATTGTTGAAACTAAATCAATTGATAAGCCAGTTGTAGAAAGCATTATTCAAAACACAGTAATGTACGCTGGTGGTGGGTCTAGTACTGGTGGTGGCGCTTCTGTTTTAGAAGTATATAAAGATTCAATTTTAGCAGGACTATCTGAGTCGTTAAATTTTACTGGAGACAATATAGTTGTTTCCTACGATTCAAACACAAGTCAATCAACAATATCAGTAACAGAAAAATGTATTCCAGTTCTAGATGAAGGAACGCAAGTTGCATCATGTTTAAATAGTATTGACTTTGTTGGTGCTGGAGTAACGGTTGTAAACACAACTGTCATGGCCGATTGGACTAGTTTATCTATTGTTACATCTATGGCCAATTACCAAGCTTTTGACACTGGAAATGTTGTAGTTAATATTCCACAAAACGAAATTTCTGCTAAGCTTGGAGTAACCAGAATAGCATCTGAAGATATTGCTCAGTTTAGTTTAGTTAGACTTGTTTCAAGTACTCATGTTGCAAATGGATCTAGTGATACAGAATTAGAATCAAAAATATCAGGTATAGCATTAAATGCAGCACTCACTGGGGAAAATGTAGATTTTGTTATGTTTGGAATAATAGAAGATGCAAGCTTTGTATTTCCATTACTGGCAAAGTTATTTTTACAATCAAACGGAACACTCGGACTTGTACCACCAAGCGCTGTAGGACAATTTATTGTTGTCACTGGTGAGTCACTTGGTACGGGTGCAGTTTTTGTTAACATACAAGAGCCAGAGGAGATCATATGAGCTATAAAATTATAGCCAGAGATGATACTGGTAAAAAGATTCAAGTAGATCCGACCACTATTGGAGGAGCTAATGTTGTACTTCCTAATGTAACATGTCTTGCGAGTGTATTTGTTGGTGCAGTTGTCATTATGGATGTTGGTGGTTTTGCTAAAAACGCAATTGCAAACTCACTTGCTAATTCAAATATAATTGGAGTTGTTGAGAGTAAAGCATCAACCGTACTTTGCAATATCAGAGTTATTGGGGTGACAGATGCAATATTTTCTGGTCTAGATGTTACTAAGGAATATTTCTTATCAGATTCAGTGGCCGGAACAATGGTGAATGTTGCACCGATCGCATCTGGAAGTGTAATTATAAGAGTAGGGCAACCATTTAGCGCGACAGAGTTATTGGTTAATAAAGGACAACGAGTAGTAAGGAGTTAGGGGTGGCAGTTAAAAAGAAAGTGGCAAAAAAATTAGTTGAGAAAAAGTGTTTATCAGAAGTTGAAATGTTAAAAAGTGATCTACTTACAAAAGAGATGAGATTACTTGAGCTAGAGACTTTGGCCATAACACAAAAGAAAAAGATATTCGATTTAGAGTTTGAAAAACAGGCTCAAAAAAAGCATAATGAATATAACATGGCACGTGACAAAAAAACGTTTTTCATTAATGAATTAAAAGAAAAATACAAAACAACCAAGGATCAAATTAGTTATGATCCAATAACAGGAGAAATCAAGGATGAGTGAAAAATTCCTCAAGGTAGGGCCGGAAGGCGCTTATGACGAAGTATTAGGTTTTTTAACAAGTGAGTTTGTTGATGCAAGTGTTGGTGTTGCTGATGCTGGTAAGCCAGTTATCTTGGACGCAGCAGGATTGATTGATAGTTCAATGGTTAACGTTGGAACTCTTGATCACGGAGCTTTGCTTCCAGCATCTTTACTGGATGACGATCATACAATTTATTCTTTAGCAGATGGTTCGAGAGATTATTCTGCATCAGTAAGTTATGCTTCACATCCAGTTTTTACTACTGATCTTCAGATAGTCGATAAAAAATATGTTGATGATGTTGCTGCTACTCTTGAGTGGCAAGACAGTGTTTTAGACGCTGACATACTAGATCCTACTGCCTTGACTCCAACTACAGGTGACAGATACCTAATCAATGGTACTGGTGCTGGTGCGTGGGTTGGACAAGACAACAATATCGCTGAGTGGAATGGTACTGCATGGGTTTATACAACTCCAACAGTAGGTATGAGAGTCGGTGCTGATGATGAGCCAAATGTTGCTTTCTATCTTTATGGTGGTGCTACTTGGTCTGCTAAACTACTAGAGGCAACTACAGCTTCAACTGGTTTGGTTAAAGTTGGTCAAGACGTAAGACTTGATGCTTCAAGTGCTGGTGACGGTTTAGGTTTTACTGCTGGTGTTTTAGCTGTAAATGTTGATGATAGTTCAATTGAAATAATCACTGATACTCTGAATGTAAAAGCTTTAGGTATTACAGATGCAATGTTAGCTGGAAGTATTTCTGATGGTAAACTTGCTCAAGATTATATCCAAACAACTGAAGTAGATAACGTAACAATTGAGTTTGGTACTACTTTAAACGTTAAAGATGATGGTATAAACGCTCTTAAAATCGATTGGGGTCTAGGAGCTAACCAAGTATCGGCTAGTGATTTACCAATTGCTGATGCTGGTGGGTATACTGCTGAGACGGATGCTGAAGGCGCTATACAAGAGCTTTATAGCTTGCTTTCTGATAGAGGTGTTGAATTAACATCTGCTGGTGTTTCTAAGGGAGATCTTGTTTATGTATCTGCTAATAACACGCTTGCTACTTATAGCACTATTACTACATTTCATAAAGCAGTAGGTCTTGCAAACGCAACTGTTGCTGCTGCTAGTCCTGTTAAGTCTTTATCAAATGATACTAGAGTTAACGGTATTTTATCTGGAGCAACTGCTGGTGATGTTTATTATTGGGATGGTACAAACCATGTCAATAGTATTCCTGCTGGATCTGGAGCTTATGTAATTCAGACTGGTACAGCAATTAATGCTACGGATTTGTATTGCGAGTGCCGATTAGTAAAGAAAAATATTTAATAAGGAAAGGGAGGGTAATTCCTCCCTTATATTTTATGGCACCAAGACTACCAAAATTTTCAATCCTAGAAATAGATGGCGCAGAACTTGGCATTGGTGTTGAGTACGAGCCAGTAATAGAAGATATATATTACGATGCAAGTAAGCTTGAGAATCTAAAGTCTGTGATTGATGATATATTTTTGGGATATAGAGACTTTTTTCAATACAAACTTGATAGAGATTTTACAGTGCCAGCTCTTAGAAGTAAGGTTGTTACTAGCGAAATAGAAGTTAATCAGTACTGCTTAATTGTTGAAGGTATTTTGGAGATTACATGAGTAAGATTATATTGAATGAACTAGCGGTTCCGCCAAGTACACCCGCTATTGGTAAGGCTGCAGTAACAGTGACTAATACTGATACAATCAGACTTACAAACGATCAAGGTCAATCTTTCGAGTTCGGAGCTTCTACTGTGTTTGGTACAAACTTTCAGGAGACTTCAAAGCAAACAACTGAAACTAATGGAGAGGATGTTTATTCTACATATCTAACATTAAATATCCCAACAGCAGTTATTGGAGCTAAGTACAGAATAGGTATAGCAGTAGCATGGGGTATGAATACTGGTTCAAGAAATATTCAAATACAATTGTCACACAATAACACAGTTCTTGGTTTGCTTGAGATGGAAGCTACGGATACTGGTTCTGATATTAGAAATTGGAACACTTGTTTCTTTTATGCAACAGAGGATACTGCTGGCCCTCACACTATTGAGGTTGCGTATAGACCTGAAGATGATGATGATACAGCTACAATATATTATGCCGGAATAGAGAAATGGAGAGTTGAGTAATGGAAGAATATTTTTATACAAAAAATTTAGACTCTGACTTATTAAAAGAAGCAATTCAATTAAGGACTACCCTAAGAACAGTTCTTCAGGGTGTTAGCGTATCTATAAACCAAGACGGGACAGTTAATCCAGATAATATTTCTGTTAAATTTACTCGTGCGCTTCTAAGCACAGAACAAGACGAGATAACGGCAATTATTAATTTAATGGGATCTGGTACCTATGATCTTGAGGTAAGAAAAAGTATAGAAGAAAATGTAATGAACAGAGTTATGGCACAAGGTCATATGCTTTTGGCTAAGTTTGCAGCAAACAATATTTACGCAGGTAAAAACCAGACTCAAGTTGAAGCGCTTGCTACGCAATATCCAGAATTAATACACTCACTTATTACTGGTTCACTGACAGTAACTTATGGAATATTTTTAGCAATGGTTCCAGATGCAAATATAACTCAAGGTGAGATAGACGAATTTAGGCTTAGGTTAGAAATCATACTAGGGATGTAGGAATGAGAGTTTCAGTTCATAAATGTAGAAGCACATACCACCCAGTTCCAATAGTTGGTTGGTTGATTATGATTGCTCAAGGCATGAATCCATTTAGTAAAAAAGCGTATGATCACATGTCTATAAGCTATAGTGATCGCATGTACGATGTTACTGGAAACACAGGAACAGATGATTGGGCATATGACTATTTTTTATCTAAATATAAATTAATTGAATCTCACGAGTTTAATTTGGATGTAACAGATATTGCATTTAGCGAGTTTTGGTTAGAGTTTTCTGGAACACCTTATGACAGGCTTCAGATATTTGGTTTGTTCTTTAAGTCTATTGGATTTAAAAAGTTTAATACCATTGGGAATAACACATCAAGGTTAATATGTAACGAACTAGTTATAGTTTACCTTAAAAGGTTTCACGGGTTTATTTATGAAGATTCAGATAACTTTGATCTCATAGATACCTGGAAGATAGCAAAGGAATATTAATGTTGGTTTCACTAGTTGACATGAAAGACTACCTTGGAATTTTAGATAATTCAGAGGATACATATTTAACTTCAGAGCTTACTTTATTTACTGTTACGGTGGAAAATTATTGTAACAGATCCTTTGAGTCGGCTACATATACTGAAAGAATTTATCACAGAGATTTTTACAACGTAAGAGATTATTTTCTTTATCACTTTCCTGTAATCTCTATAACATCTGCTACTGAAAAAGCACTAGATGAAGCTGATGTTGTTTTAAATACATTAGTTAATAAAAGAATTGGAAAGTTAAATATGGTTGATGATGGTGAATACTTCACAAAGTTATTTAATAATACTGGAAGAAATGGATATATAGAAATAATTTACACTGCTGGTTACGCAACTGTTCCACTAGACATTCAAGAGTCTGTTAAGCAGATAGTTCAAGCAAGATACAATAAGAAAAACTCAGGTGTAGATTTTAACTTTGGTTCAAACGTGCAAAGAATATCTGTTCCTGGTGTAATTGGAATTGATTTTGATTACACGCTAAGCACAAATGAGAGAAACAATAAATATGGGATGCTGCTTGGTGATTACCAAAATGTTTTTGATAACTACAGATCAGAAAGAACAATCATTGGTGACACTCAAGTAACTTATATGGTGTAGAATGAAAGCATTACAAAATGTTATAAATTACGTAATAAGACTCCAGGGCATTGATGTTTCAATAACCAGAATGTCCGACTCAAGCGTTAACAATGTAAAGGCAGCTCAATCAAACTACTTTAGAAAGCCATTTATAGATGAGCAAATAACAGGTAGTGGAAGATCATATTTAATTTCATCGAAGAATTTGTCATTTATCCCAAGGAGGGGTGATAGTTTAAAATCAGTGCAACTGAATACTATTCAATAGAACAAGTTGACGAACTAAGGGCACTTACTCAAATACTTGGGTATAGATTGTTTCTAACTTAATGCTAGATATAGATATGTCATATTCAAGCAGAGGCACAAAGGTTCAAGGGCCAGAGCGAGTTGCGTTTAAAACAGCAGATGAATTAATAGATTTCGTTAAGGCAAGTTTAGTTGTTACGGCCAAGGACTTTTTAAAGCAAGAACAAAAAAGTGGTTTTTTTCCAGAGAAAGATTTTCTTGTTTTGGTTGACGGTAAACTTAATAAAAAAGAAGAGTCGGCAAAGGCTTTTGGTAAGATTGAATATGTAACGAAGCTAGAGGACATAACAGAGGTTGTATTGGATGTTATGAGGTTGGTTGTCGAGCGGTCACCAACTGTGACTGGTTACTATCAATCAACAAATGTCTTAATGTTTAATGGTAATGTTGTGGCCAAAGGACTTTTTGAGACGAACTCATGGTTAAAAGCTGATAGAGAATACAAGCCGACTGATAGGTTTAGAGTTATAAATATGGCACCATATGCAATTAAGCTTGAGAGACTTGGTATCAAGAGAGGTACTAGGGGTAAGAAAGCTGGTAAGAAATCAGATAAATCAAGGGAGAAGAAAGATAGAACATCTGGAAATAAAGTCCTAGCTCCAAATGGTGCATACTGGTTAGCAAAAAATACAGCAAGGAGAAGATTCCCACAACTAAAAGATAATATACAATTTAATTTCATACCTCTTACTCCTAGTGTAGCAGCAGGACAAAACACCAAAAGCTTCAAACCTAGTAACTATAAATTTGCAAAGGGTAGACTAAAAGATAAACCATACCTTTACCCATCAATATCAATATCAATTAAATCAAGTTCATTCTCATCGAACTCAGGTTTTACACAGGATGGAGCAAAAGTATGAGTGGCGTATTAACAAGAACAGAAATCAAGAATTATTTCGGTGCAAACTCAGTAGAAACATTAATAGACATATCTGGTGAGTTTAGAGAAATAAAAAATTTATTAACAGATGAAGTTATAGCTGACACAGACAATTGGGTAGCAATACAGTTCGTTGGTAACGCAGAGGAAATGATTAGTATTCCAAAGGGTTGTTATAGAGAGTTTGGCACAATATCATTTCACGTTGTGGCCCCTATTGCTATCGGAGCGATTGACGGAATATTAACAAGGTGTGAAACTATAAGAAGTTTGTATAGGGGAAAAAGAATCAATGACATAATAATTGAGTCAGTTAGTCCACCAAATACAGAGATAGGCACAACTATAGATTTTGAAAGTAACTTCATGAGTGCCAGTTTTTTTGTAGATTATTATAGAGATATAAAGGAGTAGTAAATGTCCAGTAGTAACGAAGTACAACTTGCCTACATTGAGGAGTCCGTTTACGGTGAAACTCCAGGTGCAGGTAATTTTAAACAAATGAGATTCACAAGTGAGGGCCTTAACGCTGCTCCTGAAACTGTTGAAAGTGCTCAGATTAGAACGGACAGATTAAGCTCTGGACAAGTTTTAACTGGTCTTACTATCGGTGGTGAAGTTCCTGTTGAATTTGCAAAAGCACAAGATGTAGATGATTTTCTTGAAGGTGCTATGATGAGTTCTTGGGCCACAACTGCTGCTGTAGTTGCTGATCTAACAACTGATGTAGTTGCTGCTACTTTAACAAGAGCTGCTGGTGACTGGAACACAGATGTTAAAATAGGTGATGTAATATTTTTAACAAGTATGGATGATGCTGTTAACAATGAGCCTGTTATGATTACAGAAATAACAAGTGCGCTTATTGCAAAGTTTATTGGGCCATCAACAATGATCACTGGAACAGGCGCAGGTGCAAGTTTCCAAAAAGGTGATGAGATAACAATTGGTACTGCTAAAAGATCTTTTGCAATTGAGAAAAAATTCAATGACCTCACAACAAAGGGAATTGTTTATAATGGAATGTATGTTGATGGTTTTAATTTAACTGCTGCATACGGTGAAATTGTAAGTGGATCATTTAGTTTTGTTGGAGCTGATTATTTAACAGCAGATATTGCTGGTGAGTTAATAACAAACGCTAGAACAGTTGATGCTGCACCTACGAGTGGTTCACTAAATGGATCAATTGACATGGCTTTCTTAGCGTCTTCATCAGGTGCATCTTTTACTGGTGTGGATTTTTGTATTCAATCAATTGATGTATCCCTTGCAAATAACAGCACTCCTCAAAACTGTGTTGGTAAAGTAGGGCCAGATAACTATTCACTAGGAACAGCAAATGTAAATGTTTCTTTATCTGTTTATTTATCTGATGAGACATGGAGTTTTCTTGATAAAAAATTATCTCAAGAATCTTTTTCAATTGGTTTTATTGTGAAAAACTCAAGTGGTTGGTATGCATTTTTTATTCCGGCGCTTCAGGTTTCATTTGACGATCCTACAAGTGGTGGTCAAAACACTGACATTATAATGGATATGTCTGGAGTTGGTAAGGTTGGAGCATTAGGTGAGAAGTCACTTTATGTTTACAAGTCTATCTAGTCTTCATTGATATTATCTTTGAATATTGGCCCTTGTCTTTGACAGGGGCTTTTTTTTGTACAAAAATCTATTTATTCAACAAGGAGATATTAATGAAAAAGAACAACTTAAGTAAGGCTTATGCAACTGACAAAAATCTTGAAACTGAAGGTAAGTGGTTTGAGATCACAGAGGATGTATCATTTAAAATGAAAAGAATGGGTGGTGCAAACGCTCATAAATTAGCAGAGATTAGAGCGATACATTTCAAGCCCTATGCTAGACAGATTGCAAAAAACACTCTTGATAAAAAGCTTCAAGAAAAATTATTCATTAGAGTTTTCGTTGACGGTTGTATGGTTGACTGGAAAGGTTTATGTGATGACGTTGGAGAGATTGAATATAGCAAACAAAATGCTATGGATTTATTCACTGAGACACCTGATCTTTTTGATGATGTTGTATCTCTAGTTGATGATATTTCAAACTACCAACTAGAGGTTGAAGACTTGGGAAACTCTTAACAGAGTATTTAGAGTTCGATAACAAGTATCCTGATAAGGACTTTTATTATAGTTTGGTTGATAAAGGAGCTAATGTGCAGGTGTGTCCTGACATTGGCCCATTCATATTCTATGTCGATGCGTTTAATGAGTTGTCAACTTGCAGACAAAGTGGCATGGGAATAGGAAAAATACCTTTTACAGCTATACATGAATACGCTAAAATTTATAATATTGAGGACTTTCAAAGCTTCAATTACTTAATACGAGTTATGGATAACAAAGTAATTAAGTTAAGTGATAAAAAATCCAAGGACGATGGAAATGGCAAGCAACGTAAAGTCGGTAACGCTAAGAATAAGGTCAGTAGGGGATAAAGTTCTTAAGCAAGTGTCAATGGATATGAAAAAATTATCCAAAAACACACGTGCTATTAAGAGAGATTTTACTGGACTTAGGAATGTTTTTCTAGGCGTATTTGCTGGCCAAGGTATTAAGGCAGTTGTTACCATGATTGATTCAATTCAATTACTAGGTGATAGAATTACTGCATTTACGGGTGATACAAAAAGTGGTGCCGAAGCTCTTGATATATTATTTCAAGCTGCTGACCTAACCAATCAAAGTATCGATACATTGGCCGAAGGTTTTAACCGTATAGCCTTAGCGACTCAAGAACTTGGTTTATCTACAAGTGAGATGATTGGTTTTACAACTACATTACAAAATGCATTTAGAATACAAGGTGCGAGTGCTGCAGAGGCTACTGGTGCAACTATACAACTTACGCAAGGCTTGTCATCAGGGGCTTTACGTGGTCAAGAATTAAGATCCGTTCTAGAGGCATCATCTGTTGCGGCCGGAGTTTTGGCTGACGCTGTTGGTATTACACGTGGTAAGTTGATTAAGTTTGCTGAGACTGGTGCGTTTACATCAGAAGTTACGTTGAAAGCATTTTCTGCAAAGGCTCTAGAGTTAAATGAGAGAGCGAGTAAACTTGGTACAACAATGGGCCAGACACTTGTAAAGGCCACAAATAGATTCAAAAAAGGGCTTAATGAATTAAACAAAGATGCCGAATTAAGTAAGAAGTTTGAAAAGTCTGTATTGTCCGCGGTATCTGCAATTGAAGACCTTATTAAAGCAGTTGGCAGAAGTGATGGGTTTTCAACATTTATTGGATTACTAAAAGACTTCGGCGAGGGGTCATCTATTATAGCTAAAACTTTTTTTGGAAAAGAGAGTCCTTTAGAGAGCGTTAATAGGCAAATAGATAAAACCATGGAAACTATAAGTAATGCTGAGTCTGATCTTAAAAGAGTAAAAAGCAGAGGTGTTATTCTTGATTTTCTAACAAGCGTATTTACAGTTACTCCAGGTAAAACTGGTTCAAGTTTAAAAACTAGAGATATTGAGATTCTTGAAAAAAGGATTTCTGATCAGAAAATATTAAAAGAAATACTAAAAGATGAGAGAAAAGAATTAACTGGGCTTGGAAAGACAACTGATGTAGTAACAAAAAAAACAAACGCCGCACTTCAATCGCTTAAAGACTTTAGTCGATTGGATATAGCCAAAGGTATAACAAAAGTAGGTTTTAGCTTAAAGGGATTAAACTTGTCACTCAAGGATGGTGATATAACTCCTGAAAAATATAAAGAAGCGTTTCTAGCTCTTGAAGCATCAAATCTTTCAAAATCTTTTGATGATGGTAAAATAAGTGCTGAAGATTATGACAAAAAAGTACAAGAACTAGCAATAAGCCTTGGCACTCTGAGTGGTAAATTTGGGCCGTTAGAGTTAGGTGCAAAAAAAGCACTGGATGGTATTGGAACATTAGCCGAAGGTATAACTGACACAGTTTCCAACGCATTTGGAACTCTTGAAGATCAGTTGTTCGACTTTGTAAAGACAGGCAAGTTTGCTTTTAATGACTTTGCTCAGGCCATACTTGATGACCTAACCAGAGTTGCCATAAGACAAGCAGTAATAGCTCCAATAACAGGTGCGTTGTTTGGTGGTACAGGTGTTTCTTCTATTTTTGAAAATCAATTTGTTGGCCCAGTAAAACCAAGCGCTAAAGGCTCTGTTCTAAGAGGTGGAAACTTCCAAGCCTTCGCAAGCGGTGGTGTTGTTAACTCACCAACATTTTTTCCTACAAGTTCTGGTACTGGTCTTATGTCCGAGGCAGGGCCAGAGGCAATAGTCCCATTAGAAAGAGTTCCTGGTGGTGACTTAGGAGTTAAATCTACGCCTAGTAAAGTAGTCGTTAATGTAAATAACAATGCTGGTGTTGAAGTTGATGTTCAAGAATCATCAGATGGAAGCACAAGAATAATTGATTTATCAATAACAAAAGCAGTTAACGCTGGTATAAAAAGTGGACAGTTCGATAAAGCGTTTAGTGCTAGTTATGGAGTGAACAGAAAAGGAAGTAGGTAATGGCCGAATTATATCCAAGTACTTTGCAAGATAATTTTACCAAGGGAACTTTTAACAGAAATCCTGGAAGTAATATTGCTATATCAGAAATGGATGTAGGGCCAATAAAAAAAAGAAGACGATCAACTCTAAGAAGAGACAACATAACTGGAAGTATTTTATTAAGAGACACCACTGAGTATACAACTTTCATAACTTGGTTTACATCAACATTGCAAGACGGGATTAATTCTTTTTTCTTTAATGATCCGGCCACAGGAACTCAGTTAACAGTTACGTTTAAGCAAGATGGAATGTCAATAAGGGACGTTGGATTTCAAACATATCAAGTTAACATGGCGCTAGAGGTGATAAGTGAGTAAGGTATCTCTACACGCAATTGATCAAATGTATAGTTCACATTCTGCTGATCCAATGCTAATGCTTTTGAAAATTACTTTTCCAAATACAAATACATTTCACTATGTAAATAACACAGAAGACATAACTTCAAACGGTCAATTGTATACAGCTTTTCCATTTAAGTTTACCCTTCCAAGCGACACAGATGAAGAGGTTCCAATACTACAAATAACTATATCAAACATTGGGCTAGATTTAATTGATGACTTAAGTGTTTCTACTTCAGATGTAATTGCAGATATAGATATTGTGTTTGCATCAGTTCCAGATTTTGTTGAGATAAATTTATCTGCAATGATACTAAAAGGTATTGTTTATGATGATAAGTTTATAACAATGAGTCTTGGTTATGATGATATATTAAACGTGCAAGTTCCTAGTTATACTTATTCAGCAAAAGATTATCCTGGATTATTAAGTGTATGATGAGTTCCTTAAAATATTTTATCATAAGAATCATAGGGACTTTGTATTTTGTGACTGCTACGGAATATGTTACTTATTTAATAAGGAAATATTAAAAATAGAACTACCCCTCTACCTTAATGAAAGAATACATACATACGACGATATATCAAATACACTAATGACGAGAAAGACAGACTTTAAGAAAGTGCAAAAAGGCAAAGAAGTTATGGGCGACATAGTAATGCTTAATGTTAAAAATATGCCAGTACACGTTGGTGTTGTTTTACAAAACGGGCTAATGCTTCATATAATGGAAGGCAAGCACGCTGTCATAGAAAGCTATAATAATAACAACTGGAAAAAAAAGGTAGATTCTTTTTATAGATATGAGAGTACTAACTAAAAAACAAATTTTCGAAAACTACACAGAGCACGTAATAGACCACGGTGCGACACTACAAGATATTGTAATGGAGATGAATTATCCAAAAGAGATTTGGGAATTTGTTGAAGTTAGATGTAATGGTGATTTGGTAAAAAAAGAATATTGGAAGTATGCTAGACCTAATGCTGGAGTAGTTACATCAATTGCTATAGTTCCTGCTGGTGGTGAGAGTGGAACAGAGATATTAAAGACTGCTGCTGCTATCGCTGTTGCATACTATACGAGAGGAGCAACTGAGGGAATGGGACTCGTTGGAGGTTTCCTAACCGCTGGCGCAACTATGGCCACAGGACTTTTGCTAAATGCAATGTTTCCACCTCCAGTACCATCGCTAACAGAAAATCCTGACAGAACAAGTGTCTCCGCAATAACAGGGCAATCAAACAAAGCTGATCCATACGGTGTGGTAATAAGAAATTATGGATTCAATAGAGTTTATCCAAGAGTTGCTGCTGAGCCATTTACCAAAATAAAAGTAAGTGATACATGGCTAACTGTTGTTTATGACTTTGGATTAGACACTCAAGACATTCAAAGCCAGGGTGTCAGGATTGGAGAAACAAGTATTGATGAGTTTGATCACTCACATAATGTAGCTCACTTGCCTAGTGATTTTATACTGTATACAAACAAAACAAACACTGAAGACTTAAATTCAAACTTTACAGAAATTGGAGACAATTATAAAAATAACTCTCCTGTAAACTCAAGTTCAATAGATCTTAAATTTCAATTTCCAACAGGTCTAGTTGCTCAAATATCTTCAGGACTTAAAGAGGTAACTTTAAAGCTTGCCGTAAAGATAAGGCCAGTTGGTTCGTCTACATGGAATGACTTTAACGACTATGACTACTCTGTTGAGAGAGGATATATAGTTGATAATTACACTGAGTTTTTTGTTAGTGTTGACCCAGATTTTCAAAATAGAGAACACGTTAAAACTCCACCTCTCGGAGATGATTCTCCAAATGGTTACGTAACAAGATTTTCAGCATCGGGATCTGGGCGTGACGTTAAGGTTAAAATAGATTTGGCCGTCGCCTCAACTTCAAGACCTCCTATAGCTGGAGACACAATACACTTGCCCTCAACTACAATAAGGGGCAACACTCAGTCAAACACAAGAAGAGTTGTTTCTGTAAGCACAATAAACGAAGTGACTGGTGAATATTTATTAACTGTAGATTTTGATTATTCTTATTCCACCACAGTAACTATAGTCTCTGATTTTCAAATACCAGAAGACTTGAGTTACATAATAACATCCAAAGTAAGAAGCCCATCGGCAACTATAAACATAAAGGGAAGAACAACAAGTCCATTCACATTTAACGTTAGCATAAACCCTGGTGTCGTTGATCAGTGGGAAGTTTGGGTGATTTGGCAAGACACAATAATAGACACAGGCGCTCCTGTGATTTCTATATTAGATGACTTTGTTTGGTTTGGTATCGTTGGTTATCAGGAAAGCAATCCTATAACGGCACCTCAATTACATACTTACTATGAGGTTGATATAAGATCCACGAATCAACTTAGTGGACAACTAGACAATATAAGCGCTGAAGCTCACTCTCTTCTAGAGTATTACGATGATGTAGCAGGTGTTTGGAAGGAAAAACTTACAAGTAATCCTGCGTGGGTTTTTGTTGATATACTAACTGGTAATCTAAATCAAAGAAAAATGTCTAAAGATCAATTAGATATAGACTCACTAGTGGCTTGGGCCAAGTACTGCGAAACAAACACTATAACATATCAAGGAAACACAATAGGTTTTGAGTGTAACTTCGTTCTAGACTATTCAGTAACCATTAAAGAACTTCTTGATCAAGTCTGTTCTTGTGGCCGCGCATCTTTTAATATTAACAATGGAAAGTTTGGCGTAATCATAGACGAGGAAAGAACTAATCCTGTCCAAATATTTAATCAAAGAAATATAAAATCATTAAAAGTAACTAGGTCGTATGCCAAAACACCAGATGCAATATCTTGTACTTTTACAGATCCATTATCTAACTGGCAAAAAAATGAAGTTATAGCTTATGATGATGGAAAAGACATAAACAATTCAGAAACTATAGAGTCGATAGCGATGTTTGGAGTTACAAATATAGCTCAAGCATGGAGACAAGGAAGATATTACCTTGCTCAACAAAAACTGCGTAAAAACTCATTATCAATTGAAGTTGACTTTGAAAGTATAGTTTGCTCCAGAGGTGACTTAGTTTTATTTTCACACGATGTTATGAAGACTGGTGGATTACCATGCAGAGTTCTAGATATAACTGGAAATAACGTAACTCTTGATGAGCCAGTAAATGATCAGGCCGGAACATATGTGCTTAGATCAAGGATGAGACTTGATGATACAATAACTGACTTATCAGTAATTAGTTTTCCAGGAACACACACCGTTGAGTTATCACTAGTTGGAAATCTTCAAGTAGATGACCTGGTTGTTTTTGGTGAAGCTGCAACTGTTACAACTGAATACATTGTAAAATCGATTGAGTTTTCAAGTGAGTTTGATGCAACAATATCATTAATAGAACATGCCCCAGAAATATATAATGCTGACACAGGAA